GCTCTATTAATTTTTTCTAAGAAAAATGTTAAAGGTCCAGCTACAAACATAGCCATACCTGTTCCTAATTTTTGTAATTCATTTTCAAATCTTATGGATTCTTCTGATAAAGAATCTAAAGTTTGTTTATTTGTTCCGAATGTTTTATTAAATTGATCTAAAACTTGTTGTGCTGCAACTGCTTCAAGTCCTAAACTTTTTAAAGTGGCAACAGTATCAGCAAAGGGTGTATTTGCTGCCCCTAGTTTTTGAATAAGTAAATCAATATTTTCTATAGGATTTCTTAATGCTTTACCAAGCTCCATTGCTGATTGAGCCAACTTATCAAATTGAGCACCTATTTGAGTACCAACAAGAGATAATGCAAATCCAGCTTGCCCACCTATTAATCCACCTCCAGCACCACCAGCAAAACCACCAGCAGAAGCAGCAAGTCCTTGACCAAATAACAAAGGAAAAGCTCCACCAATTAATGCACTAGAACCTACTTGATTTCTTATTCTTCTATCTTCAGCAGTTCTACCTCTTCGGAATCTTCTAAATCTACCAGCAGGACTTTCAGCAATCCTTTGTCTAATATCTCTTGCTTCAGACCTCATTTGTCTGCCTATTTTTTCTTGTTTTGTATTTTCTTTCAATAAATCTCTTTGTTGTTGTAAAGATTTGTTCATTTCTTTTATTCTTACTGTTACCTCTTTATATTCATTTCCTGTAATATCTAATTGTTTTCTTACACCAGTTAAAGTATCTAAATATCTTTCAATAGCACTAATAGTATTAGCAGGAGCAAAGTTTAAAAGTGTTGATATATCTGCATTGCTAAAACCAGCAATTCCAGGAACATTTTTAGACCCCATCGCACCAAAAGTAGATGCTGTAATCTTTGCACTCTCGTTAAATCTTTGAAGAGATTTTATTTGTGCTGAAAAATTAAATTTAGTAGCACCTTGCGTAAATAATTCAAATTTTTTACTTGTAATGCCAGCAGAGGCAGCAACATCTTTCATCCTTGTTGCTAATTCTCTTGTAGATGTAATACCTTTTCTATTTGCTCCATCAAAATTTAAAGCACCTCTGGTATATTCTTCAAATGCTTTTGCAGCTTCTTTTGTTTTCTTTTTTATTTCGTCTGCTACTTTAACAGCTTCTTTAGAAAAAGGACCACCAGATCCTGGACCTTTTCCAGTTTTCTTTGATAATCTTTCAAACTGTTTATTTAAAGATGCAACTGTACGATCTGCTTTAGTTAAATCCTTCTGTAATTGTTTTAGTTTTTCATCTTTAGTCCTAACATTAATATTAACTCCGTAATCTGCCATTTACTCGACCCAATAAATTACTTCTATATTACCGCCTTCTGGGTTTCATGGCTTGTTTTTTTTGCACTTGTTCTTTATATTTCTCTTCTTCCTCATGTTTTAACTCAAAAAACCCTGCCCAACCAATCAATTCTTCTCTTGTTAAATTTTCAGTAAGTTGTTTTATTGTCATTCCTAACTCTTTAGATAGAAAGAACATAAAATACCAATCTTTATTAGCTTTTTAATGCTGCTTTCGCTTCCTCCACTTTTAATTCATCTCCAGATTGCATCATCGCAACTTGTATTTCTTGCAAAATAGTTGAGTTTACTTCTCTTCTTAATGATGCTTTATGACCATCTTGAAATAGTCTTTTACCATTTTCATCTAATGCTTTTTCAATCATAAGATTTAAAGCAAACTCATTGCCATCATCTCCTTTTGATTTTGCAAGTATAGATTCTCTATCTGCAATAGTTAATGGATGCCAATAAATTTCTAATACTGTTTCTTCTCCATCTTTCACTTCATATTTATATTTTTGGCTTACACCAAATTTGTTTCTGAGGAGTTCAATCGCTTCCATAGTATTTTAATATAATATTTATATTATACTTATATTAGGCATTTGCTGTAAATTGACAAGATATTATACCAACAAAATGACTTCTATCTTCAATATCTAACGGAGTTGGGCCAGTAATATCAAGAACTCTTGGTTTACAACTAAAAGTATCGCTATAACCAGAAGCATTAACAGAAGTAAGTCCGTCAATCACAGCTTCGCTAATAACAGATAAAACTGAAGTTCCTTTACCTTTAGGACAATAGACATTACATTGGATAATACCAGCATAGTAATCTGAAGCTTCTCCTTGATTCTGTAAAGTAGATTGTCCAAAATCTACTGTCATAATTATGTATTTTTTATTCTTTCCTGGTGTTGTATAGTTTACGTTGTCATAAACCATTAAAACAGTATTATCTACTGCTGCAACTGCATCTGTTACTGCTTTTTCAAAAGCTGCTCTTGTGTTAACTAAAGTCATAATTAGAATTCAGAAGTACCAGTATATTTCTTATCACTTCTACTACCTTTACCAAACAAGACCTTTTTCTTAACAGTACCAATTTTAATAGCACCACGTTTTTTCTCTTTAAAGTTTCTATTAATAGTTTTTTCAATATCGTGCTTAAGATATTTGACTAATCCTGGATCTTCAATAACATAACTTGAATACTCAGCTTGATTACCAATAAAACATCCTTTTCTATAATCAAAAGTTGGAGGAGAAAATCTAGGTGATATT